GCGAGATATCTCCCGGCTGTTCGACTTGGACGTTGGAACGGCAAGATCAGCTACTTTAGCTTAGCTGGCAGCACGTATCTAAATCTACTTGATAACATCATTCCCTATATCTACGACAAGGGATATGATATCGAACTAGTTGATCAACGTGTATCACACGGCGAACTTAAGTTTGAGAGAATCAAAGAAGATAGCTTTAGTGATACGTTATGGCCAGACAAGCATCCAATGGCAGGTCAGCCTATTATGCTGCGAGACTATCAAGTAGAGATTGTAAATAACTTCTTAGAGAACCCTCAGAGCTTACAGGAAGTCGCTACAGGCGCGGGTAAGACACTTATGACTGCTGCTCTATCCAAGAGTGTAGAGCATCTAGGACGCTCTCTCGTGATCGTTCCTAATAAGAGTCTAGTTGTACAGACAGAAGCCGACTATATCAACTTAGGGCTTGACGTAGGCGTTTATTTCGGTGATCGTAAAGACTATGGCAAGCAACATACAATTTGTACTTGGCAAAGCTTGAACAACCTATTTAAGAACACGGCAGATGCCGGCGAAGAAAACCTAGATGAATTCTTTTTTGAAGATGTTGTTTGTGTCATAGTTGACGAGGTTCATATGGCTAAGGCTGATGTACTAAAATCAATGCTAACTGGCGTGTTTGCTAACGTTCCTATTCGTTGGGGTCTGACAGGAACCATTCCAAAAGAAAAATTGAATCAAGTATCATTGCTCGTGTCGCTAGGCCCTGTCATTGGTAAACTCGCAGCCAGCGAATTACAAGAGCGTGGTGTGCTAGCACAGTGTCATGTGAATATCGTACAGCTTAAGGATAAGGTAGAATTTACTAACTATCAGAGCGAACTTAAGCATCTACTAGAGGAACCAAATAGGCTAGATACTATTGCCGGACTAATCGAAAAGGTCAACGAGACGGGTAATACTCTCGTGCTTGTTGACAGAGTAAACGCAGGTAAAGAATTAGTCAGCCGACTACCAAATGCTGTATTCGTAAATGGTTCCACTAGTCTAACAGAACGAAAGGAAGAATATGACGAAGTTGCGACAAGTGATGACAAGATTATTGTCGCTACGTATGGCGTTGCGGCTGTCGGTATTAACATTCCTCGCATCTTTAATCTGGTACTTATCGAGCCTGGTAAATCGTTTGTTAGAGTTATTCAAAGTATAGGTCGCGGCATTCGTAAAGCAGAAGATAAAGACTTCGTACAGATTTGGGATATTACAAGTACTTGTAAGTTTGCTAAACGTCACTTGACACAAAGAAAAGCTTATTACAAGGAAGCGCATTATCCTTTCACTTTGGAGAAATTGGATTACTAATTTCTTGACTTATCCTCTAACAACTGTTATTATAACAATATGAGAATACTCACCTTAGAAAACCAATTTTATAATCTGGAAACGATGCCAGAAGAAATTGATGATTTGCGTTTTGCGATTCTAGATAATAGTAATCCACAAAATGTAGATTATCATTTTATTCCCTTGATCTTTCTAGAATCATTTAACAGTCCAGCACTTGTATTAAAAGTAGCAGACAAAGTAATCAAGATGCCAATCGATTGGCAAGTATTGATAGGCGAACAAGACCACGGTGATCTGGAAGCATTACCGCTATCAAGCTTGAATGATCGAGGCTTTCATGCTTTTCAATTCAACCCATTAACATCATTCAGTCCTAGCTTTTTACCTATAGAAATCTTAGACATTTATCCAGATGTTACATGGTATAGTCCAAGACTTAGGAATGGTCAATTTTTGAGTGTTCCCATCGATGAATCTGATAACCCTCGTTGTATCTATTTTGTCAAAGAGGTTAGCAGAAATTGCGAAGTAGTAGATTACAGTCAAGCATTTTAAGGAGGAAGAAAGTGGTACTAGCAGAAAAGGTCAAGAAGTTCAAGAAGACTAATCCCGGCGATGTTATGGGTGTAGTTCGAACTATGTTTCCTAACGTAGAGGTGGAAACTATTCTATCGAAGGGAAAGAAGAAAAAGTCATGATTAGAATTTTAGGCATTTTATCAGTAGTTTTGTTTTGGGTCGTTACACTAGTCCTTTCACCTGTTATCCTGTTGCTGGGTGTATTGGTCTTCTTGTTGTCTATTTTCTTTGCTCTTAGTTCACTGGTCTACGATATTGTGACTAGCTATCTTAGAAAGAAAATACAATGAAGTTTAAAATTGAAATCGGCGGGCGCGGCGGCGAAGTCGCTATCGGCAAGGTAGACCGAGAATTTTATGATATCGTTGAAGATCAAGGATTGGACTTTGATCAATATGCGTGGGATAGCGACTTCTTTGAAGAAAACGATGTAGTAATCCACGAAGATATTAGACCATTCGAACCAGGTGAATGGTATGAATGTGATAATTTCTGTCACAACTGCGGACCATCTGTTGGTGATTGCTACATTACTGTTATTGACCAAGAAACCGATGCTGTAATTTACGACTCTGTTCTTATGAATGAGCTAGTAGAAGCAGGATTGGTTGTTGAGCAAATCGAAGAAACTTATCCATATGATGAACTTGAAGACGGAGAGGTATACTTTATTGGTCAGAGTTTTGAGAAGGGACATTTCTTAAGTTTTGAACTAGAAGACGATTCGTTTGATATATCTAAACTAACGCTAACCACAGCCGATTGTGATGGCTGGGAATTAGTAGTCGGCGCATTATACAACGGAGAAACACTTGAAGACCTAGGAGAGCTTTCTACTAATGGTAAGGGCTCTGAATTTCAAATGATTCTAGTAGGCGAAGAAGACGAAGAAGAGGACGATTAATGTCAACAGGACAGACAATCGCAAATTCGGCATACGCCAGGGCAATATCGGGAGCACCGGCTAATCCGATAAAGATTAATCCGATTAAGCATCACAGATCCAAGTATGGTGCTAAGAAAGTAAAGAAGGAAAAGAAGATGGGTTGGTTTAGAAAGAAGTTTAATAGCTGGGTTCGTGAAGCATGGGAAGATGCTCGTACTGAATCAGTTGACCGTGATGTTATCCGCGCACACGATGGCATTACTGGCAAGAGTAGTGTACGCTTCACTGTTTATCCTGCTTCGGGTGGATTTGTTATTGAATCTTACAAGCAAGATCGCTATAAAGAGAATGACGGTCCCACTCTTACTATTGTAAATCACGGTGATGATTTGGGTAAGGCTGTTGAACACATTATTGCGATTGAGGCACTTAGAACGTAATGACTACGGACCATCCTTTTGTAATGTGTAAGACCCCTGAAGGTCTCCGCATAATTAAGCTTGTAGATACCGACAAAGTAAATCTAGACAGATATCATTGGACCCGCGAACAATTGGAATCTGTTTATGAGTTTGTATCACCGAATAGTCCAGGAATGCAGCAGCAATTCCCTTATTATGAGTTGAAGGCATGATGGATACTAAAGAACGAGAAGTGATTACGGCAGCGTTGTTTATGCACCACCAAGCTGCTATTGAGTTGGGTTCGCCGGATAATCACATAGATTATATCTATGAATTGTACTTGAAGTACCGAGACATGGATCCAAACAACAACAGCTACGAGTCGTAGAATGGCTAAAGAAAAACTATCACAAGACGAAAAATTTGAGAAGATCGAATTTGATCTTTTTGAGGCACTTGCGGCTATTGATCGCAAGGACTATTCGTATTATGATAGGTTGACTCCTGAACAGCAAAAGAAGTTCGTTCCATTCATGTTGATTCATTGGGTCAGTGCTATTAAGGGTAGCGGTGATCTACAAAGTTATTATCTACAAAGCACCGAATATCATGCTAACAAATATCTGTTCAATGAGTTTGTACAGAAGAATCCTAAGCTTCAATGGTTGATGTTGTGTGCTGCTAGTCCTGGTATTGGTAAGCAGTTTCATCAATGGATTCCGCATATCCGTGAGCGTGTAACTAAGTTAAAAGAGAAGCCCAAGTCAAAAGAGATTAAGGATTACTTCAAGAAAGTGTATCCTAAATCAAGTGACAGTGACTTGAATGCTATCACCGATGTTTTTATTGACAATCATCGCAAAAAGATGTATCTTGCTGATAAATTCCCAGAATTAAAGTTTGATGAAATAGAGTTGTTAAGTGAGCTTATTACAGATAAAGACATTGAAGACTACGAAAAAGACCTCGGAAACTAAGAGCGATTTTTCTTGTGAGTTTTGTGGTCGTAGTTTCCAGCGTGAAACTACGATGATCAAGCACCTATGCGAAAACAAGCGTAGATGGCAAGACAAAGATCAGCCCGGTAATCGCATTGGCTTTCAAGCTTGGCTCAACTTCTATGCTAAGAACACCGGCACTAAGAAAAAGAAGACATACACCGACTTTACAAAGAGCGCATACTACATTGCCTTTGTCAAGTTCGGTCATTATTGTGTAGAAATCAAGTGTATCAATGTCACGCGGTATGCTGATTGGCTACTAAAAAATCAAATCAAAATTGATAACTGGTGTAGTGATACTAACTACACAAAGTTTCTGATTGATTATCTTAAGACAGAAGATGCTATGGACGCAATTGCTCGTAGCATTGAAACAACGATTGATCTTGCTAAGGACGCCGGTATCGAAACAAAGGACTGCTTGCGATATGCTAACAGAAACAGACTAGCATACGCAATCACTAACGGTAAGATTAGTCCTTGGATGCTTTATCAGAGTGAAAGCGGTATTGAGTTCTTAGAGAACCTAGATGAGAGCCAGCAAAAGATGATCATTGACTATATCAATCCCGAACAGTGGGCTATCAGATTCAAGCGTTATCCAGAAATTGTCAGTCAGGTTAAGGAACTATTGAATGCAGCAGGTTACTAAACACAAGTTAGTTCGTCGTGGACAAAAATATTGCGTTAGAGTGCAGGGCGTAATCAATACTACCGAAGCGTTTGGTTGGTGCCGTGAGCGTAATATGAGTTATCATATTAAAGTTCGACATGGTGCAGGGTACACTTGGGAAGATATGCTTCATTATAAGAAGCGTTGGGACTATGACTTCATCTTTGATAAACCAACTGAGGCAACTGCGTTTATCTTGGGATATTTATGAACAAGTACTTTCATATGGATGCTAAACTGTTTGATACATGGACCGATCAGTTGATCGATAAAGCCTATGACTATAGACAGATTGGCATTTCAAATGAATATTGTAATCAGATATCAGAACCAGAATATGGTTTGCGCTTGATCGATTGGCAGGACAAAGCATTTGAAGTAATCGATGAACACAAGTATACAATTTTCTTGTTGAGGTATCGGTGACATACACGATAAGGTTTTCTGATATCTGTGATTGTAATGATAGGGAACAGTGGGCCATACAAAACTGTAAGTCTTTTTCGTATCGAACGATCACAGATGTTACAGATGTGTCAAATACAATAGATACCGTCTATGAATTTTATTTTGGCGAAGAACAAGATGCTATGTGGTTTAAGTTGTATTGGTCATGAAATTTCGCTGCCTTCCAGAACAAATGAAACCATATGTCGTTGTGGTGGACTACAAGTATTATATTGAACACGGTGAAGAAATTGAAGCATGGGCTGACAAATGTGTTCCGGGTTGGAAGCTTACAGGAATGATATTAGAGTTTAAAAGTGAAGAAGACAGATTGGCGTTTTTGTTAAGATGGGACTGATAGAACAACTTAAACAACGTTACAAGGACCACAATGAACGTAGGTTCTTAAAGGCTCACGGCTGCAAGACTTGGAAAGAATATGAGCGCAGATACGATCCTGATATCGGGCCATTAGCAAGATGGTCGCATACATTCTATCATGGCTATCCATATAAATTTCCACTAGACCCTCAAGGTCTACGTGACTATGGCTTCGCTGGAGTTTTGCCATACCATGACCTAGTATATGAAATGACGAAATGGTGTGAACAGAATTGTAAGGGCAAGTGGCGAAATGATTGGCTTCGTGGTTTCTGGGACCAGAACGGTAACTACGAGTTCAACGAAATTGGAGGCGGAGATATTATGTTCTTTGCTTTCAAAGAAGAAAGTGATTACGTTTGGTTTAGGTTAACGTGGGAATAAACGATATCACAGTATACTATGATAGACGTAAGGGTTGGGACGGCACTAACCCAGGTTGGTATGAAGTAATATTACATATTCAAGATCCTGCTGAAACTGTTATTAGATACACTGAGACGTTGATTTGGATTGAAGAAAACATACATGGTTATCATAAACATTGTAGATGGTTTTATGCTGGTAACTATTTGAAGTACAAGTTTAGATATGAGAAGGATTATTTATGGTTCAAGCTAAGATGGGGTTAGCTCCCTACGAAGGAACTTATGAAATTGTTGATGTTGGCCCTAATGATTTTCTTAAGACCAAAAAGAAGGTCTGGGTAAACGATCAGTGGGTAGAAAAAACCTTCATTCGTATTCTTCCTAAAGACCATAACGCATATGGCGGTAGCGAAATGGAAAAATGGTGCCGAGAAAGATATGGGGAACCAAAAATGAATGGCTCGTGGTATAAGGTTAGTGGATACATTCTCATGGACGAAAAGACTTATCTATTTTGGAAACTTTGTGAATGAACACTGAGAATCTAACTCTTAAATTCACGAAGTTAGATAAGCGTCACCGTGGGCATAGTGAGTTCAAATATTACGTAACTGTAACTGAAAAATCAGTAAGACCGTTTAGACCTGATAAGTTCAGTTATCTTGGCTTCTTTGCGTTGCGCTGCTTATGTTCTGAAACATGGGGATTGTCATGTGAAAGAGATTTGTGGCTAAAGTTGCGTCCTAGTGTAGCTAATGGGTTATCAGATGTAACACTTAATAATCACTGGACTTGGCATACCGATCTAAATAACAGTCAGTATAGAATTTACTTGAAAAGTGACGAAGAAAAAACTTGGCTGTTATTAAAATGGTAGATAAACCTATCTTTTGTGCCCAGGCATTTGGATCAGTTTGTATCAATGCTTCCGGTAGATATATCCCCTGCTGTAATGTTAGAATGAACGAGTGGGATAGCGAGTACCGTGATGGAACTGAATATAGTAGCATAATTGATAATGCTAATAACTCTGGATTGCGTAGACTACGCAAAGAGCTAAGCGACGGTATATATCCGGATGTGTGTAAGAATTGTAGTGAGGCTGAGGAAAACGGCTTCGAATCAATGAGAACTATCTGGAATAGAGAGCTTGCGGATTACGATATTCCTGTAACAGAAGTGTTACATCCGGAAAATGTATATTACTTAGATACTACGTTTTCAACGAAATGTAATAGTAAGTGTATGACTTGTAACCCATCAGCCAGTGACTTTTGGGAAAAAGAACACAACTACATATGGAACACTAGTTTTTCAGTTGCTAAACGAGTTAACATTGATGATGATAAAACAACTGAATTAATCAATACCTTTCCCAATGTAGTTAGAGTTAGCTTTGTTGGCGGTGAGCCTACAATTTCAGAAGAACATTTAAATTATCTACAGCAGTTGGTTGATTTAGGCAAAAGCAAAGACATGAAGATTAGTTATGTGACTAATCTAACTGGAATAACCGACGAGCTATTGAGTCTTTGGAAGAATTTTAAATCAGTTCATGTTGCTGTTTCTATTGATGGCTATGAAAAAGTAAACGAATATATTAGATATCCATTCAAATGGGCTAAGGTAGACTCTACCCTACGCAGTTTGTTTGAGCGGGTACAGAATTCAATCGGGGCAACAGGAACTGAGTTCACTGCCGGACTGAGTTGTACAGTCAGTCTCTATAACGCTATACAATGCTTTGATCTTTTTGAATATTGGTTTGATCTTTCTACTCAATATTCGGTCGGTGGAGGCCAGACATTAGCTACGCATGGTTCAGTCTTTGTTAATTATGTGACACATCCTAGCTATGCTATGGTAGGATACTTGTCCCCTGAGTACAGAAACAACGGCATAGTTAAAGGAGAAAGTCTGCTCAGAAAGATAGAAGATTATCGAAAAGAAAATCCCATGGATCATGTTAATGACGGCATGATCAATTCTATCAAGTTAGCTATTGAATGGCTAAAGGAACCGCAGATTCATAATACATACGACCTGACTAAACTACAGCATTTTATTAATAGCTCTGATAAATTTAGAAACAGAAACATCAAAGATTACATTCCTGAATTACATGAAGAATTGGAGAAATTGTGGAATACACAGACTTAACAGATGGAGAAGGATATCTATTCTTTGAGAATGTCATCCCTGATGACTTGATCGATGGAATCAATAGTAAGCTAAACACTTTATATCCTGTACGTGCTAGTAGTTCTGGAAAAACATACGCGGAGCGTGAAAAGATTAAAGACTTACCTGATATTAGCGTTTGGTGGAGTCAAATGGTTATGGATTGGCCAGAAGTTAAACTAATCAATGACTTTCTAATTACTAGGGTAAACAAAGAACTTAACAACGCAGTTTGGTATGCTAGTGACATTGTGACCATCAATGGAGATAGTAAGTGGGTTAACCCTCACGTTGATACTCCTCATCGATTCAAACAGTGGAACATGGATACTAGATTATTGGGCGTACAGTGTATTGTGTCATTACAAGATACAAGTCCAGAACAAGGGGCAACTGGATTTGTGCCTCATAGTCATGAACCCGATTGGGATATCGACTTGTGTTATAACGGGGCGTATAACAAATACTTTTATGACTTTTGCGAACAGAAATATATGCCAAAAGGTAGTGTATTGATGTACAACTGTAGATTGCTTCATTCTAGTATGCCCAATTTTTCGCCCAATCCGCGACCTATGCTCTTGCTTAATTACCTAAACGGTGATATAATGGAAGATGTGAAAAAGATAGACAATATTTGGAGTTCTAATGGCTAATCATATTATGATCGATATGGAAACACTCAGTACCGACGTTTCCACTGTGATCCTTACAATCGGTGCTGTTCGTTTCGACCCTCGCGGTGTCGGCGTGATTGAGAAGCTTGAGCTTCGCCCTACAATGGAAGAACAGACTGATTTGTACAATCGCACTATCAGTGATGACACACTACGCTGGTGGGGTGAACAAAGTCCCGAAGCTATTGAAGAAGCTATGGGTGATCGTGATCGTATCAGCTACCGCGAAGCAATGGAAAAGCTTTATCAGTTTTGTTGGAATCGTCACGATAAGGTCTGGAGTAACGGTAGTGGATTCGATATCGTGATTGCTGAATCTGCATTCCGTGATCTTGATATGAAGTATCCTTGGCAGTTCTGGAACGTCCGCGACTGTCGGACCATCTATGACCTTGCTGGCGTATCTCTGAAAGACGGGGGACACGTTACGAGTCACAAGGCAGTAGAGGACGCCGAGCGTCAAGCTATTGTTGTACAGAAAGCTTACCAGAAGCTTATTCAAGCAGGTATGACTCACATTCGATGAATGTAGAAAAAGAAAACACTTGGAGAACATTAAAGGGGTTGAAGCCTATTCAACCTCTTAAATGTCGTTTAGGTTGGCATCGCTGGACTAGCTTTGAAATAGTTGAGACGGGCTATGATGGTTATGGTCCCAGATTCTACGCAACGTGTAATTGCGCTGATTGCGGATTGCCCAGGATAGAACAGCCGGTAACACTTCTGAATAAGAAAAAGAAAAATGCGAATTGACAGTGACATTGATATTGACTTGGGTGACCGCGACAAACTGTTAGCGGTCATCAAGCATATTCCTGCGAGTATGCGAAATGTTGATCCAGCACGTAAACATCCGACCGGGGTGTATATCACTGACATTCCATACGATCCAGTAAACAAAATGTCTTCCCTTCATTATGCGGATGCGGAAGAGCGCGGATATTTTAAATTAGACTTACTTAATGTTCACATCTATAACCAGGTTAAGAGTGAAGAACATTTGATAGAATTGATGGCTGAACCAGATTGGTCCATGCTTAAAAATCGTAGTATAGTCGAACAACTAATTCACTTGGGCAATTCATATGATCTTATTCAGCGTATGCCCGAACCCATCGATAGTATTCCTAGATTGGCAATGTTTCTCGCTGCTATTCGTCCGGCGAAGCGATATCTGATTGGCAAATCTTGGAAAGAAATTAACGAAACTGTGTGGGACAAGGATCACACTGGTTACAGCTTTAAACGAAGCCATGCTGTAGCATATGCTCAGTTGGTTGTAGTTCATATGAATCTTTTAAAGGAACAAAATGCTTAAAGAATCTATTGTTGAAATTCAAGATTGGCCAGTTGAAGGCGTAAACTTCAAAGACCTTAGTAAGGTTCTGACTAAGCCCGGTGACTTTCGCTGGACATTAGATCAGTTCAAGAACTTTATGGCAGAAAACAATGTAAATTGTATTGCTGCCCCTGACGCACGAGGATTCATCTGGGGAGCACCTGTTGCTGCTGAACTTAAACTTCCCTTTCATATGATTCGTAAGCCAGGCAAGCTTCCGCCCCCGATTATCAGTCAAGATTATGAATACGAGTATGCTAGTGGAACTCTTGAAATTAAGGGTGACACCGATATTGGGTTCGGTAGTAAGGTCGGCATCATCGATGATGTTAATGCCTCAGGTGGCACGGCTCTAGCAATCATTCAATTATTGATTCGTCTCGGAGTCAATCCAGAAGATATCTATTATGCTTGTGTCATTGACTTGAAGTTCCTCGGTGGCAGTGACAAGATTCGTGAAACCGGTGTAAAGATGATTTCGTTGGTAGACTATGACTCCTAAACAGGTTCAGCGCAAGCGTCAATCTATTAGTGACAAGATTGATAAGCTAGTTGGTCAACTTTGTGACTTGCGAGAGACATGTATCCATCCTAATGTGACAAAACAATATCGGGGAGATACTGGAAATTATGATCCTAGTCAAGATTCATACTGGATTAACTGGCACTGCCCAGACTGCGGCAAAGCCTGGACAACACCTCAAGACCGAGAGAACAATCTAAAGCCGGGAATAGTGATACGATGAACGATATTATCTTGTTGGCAATGCCCGAAGAGGCACCGAATCTCGTTGGAATCCCCAATGTATTCTTTACGGGTGTGGGTAAGGTGAACGCCGCTATTACTGCTGCTACACTAATTGAACGATACAAGCCTAATAGAGTTTTTAACTTTGGCACTGCTGGTGGCATAGGAGTTATGCCGGGCAAACTGTACAAGTGTACCTATTTTAGCCAGCGTGATGTTATCCTAGGTGGTTGTCTCACTGGTCCTCAAATAGATGAACTACATGCCCCAATCAAGACAGGAACCGATGGGGTTCGCTTAAGTACCGGTGACAATTTCGTAACTGATACGTATGGTATAATCGCTGACTTAGTTGATATGGAAGCGTTTAGTATTGCCAAAGCGTGTCAAATGGCAAACGTAGAGTTTATTTGCTATAAGTATATCAGCGATATGGCAGACGAAAACGCCGCAGATCACTTCGTAGATAGTGTACATAAGGGCGAAGATTACTATATACACATTTTAAGAGAACACGGTATTAATTTATGAAACCACTAATTAAACAAGCTCCCTCATTCCCTGTAACAATTTATATTGCGGGTAGATATCCTAAGGCAATAAAAGTTGTGGAAAAATACTGTAACCAAGTGGGATATTGCGTTACTATAAAGCCCACCCTCTATGTTTACAAAGATGGACAAGAGGCTGGCGTTGAAGTAGGACTAATCAACTATCCTAGATTCCCTGCTGACCCTGCTTCTATTATTGAAAAAGCAATTGAAATTGCCGAAAGACTGCGTGTTGAGCTAGAACAAGAATCTTTCTCAATCCAAACTCCGCACGATACAATTTGGTATAGCTATAGAAAGGGTGACGCAACCAATGACTGAGTATAACTTAGAATTACTACCTGAAGGTCATAGACAACTACTTGAAGTCTCAGAAGAATGGGACTTTGAAGTTGACGGTAGCCCGGAAGACCTCGTAAAGCAAATGTCAATCTTTATGACCAACAACGGTGGAGTAGGTCTTGCTGCTCCTCAGGTTGGTATTAAGAAGCGACTCTTTATCATGGGCAACTTTATCAAGCTTGTTGCTTGTATCAACCCTAAGATTGTGTCATTGTCAGATGAACGTGACAATGACTTAGAAGGATGCCTTAGCTTCCCTGACTTGTTTATGAAGGTAAAGCGCCCCGCAAGTGCCGTTGTACAGTATCAAACGATTACGGGTGAAGTTGTTGAACGTGAATTGACTGGGTTCGAATGTAGAGTGTTCCTACACGAGTACGACCATTTGATTGGAGTTACGTTTGATCAAAGAGTAGGAAACTTGAGCTTTAAGATGGCTAAGGATAAGAGAAATAAAGAACTAAAGAAGAAAGCTAGGGCATCCGCTTAACAAGTGTGATGCTTCTACGCTTTGAGCGTTTCTTAATGAATTCGTTCATGCTAACAATAGGACCATGAATGACTGTTAGACTCTTGTTATTGAAAGTTCTTAAGTAGGGTTTGAATATCATCCATTCTTCTTTTAAGAAAATGTTAATGGGAATCGTTCTATTCGATTCCCACCACCATATATCACCTAATTCTAAAAACCTAGCACGTAATTCTGGAAGAACAATCGCGCCATAGTCATAGATAGTTGTAACGGTGTCGTCCCTATTTTGTATTATCCCTACATAGTCTTGACTTGCGTAGGAACAAATGGAAATATAGGGATGGTTTTCACTCAGTTTCTTAAAAAATTCTTCGTTCATGCTCACAAAGTATATTTACACCATTTTACCCAAAGTAATATTTTTGGGAATAAATACTTGACTGAGGAGATTTAAGTGTACACAACATCTGTATTCATATATACGCAACGTCAAATTGTTGTACTCCTCTCAGGGAATTCACCGAGGAAGTATATGCCTGTATATGCCAAACCATTAACACTACACAAAGGTGTAGATAACAAGATTCAGTTTCAGTTCTTGAACCAAGAACAAAAGCCAGTAGACATTACTGGTAAAAGTATTACTTGTAGAATACTAAACTACAACGGAACCGAAGTGCTTATCAGAAAAGCATTAGATTTAGATTTCGCATTAACAGGCATTGCTTCGCTAAATCTTAATGCTGCTGACATTGAAGATATCGATGCTCAAAAGGCATATTACTCGTTAGAGATTCCAGTAGGCGAGTTTGATTTTCCAGTATTCGTAGATCAGAATGCGGGAGCAAGAGGGGACATGAACATTGTAAACTCAGTGCTTCCATCCTTTGTTCCTTCTCAGAGTGTTTCGATTCCTACAGGACAGCCATTCCCCAATATCAGCAATAGCTCAGGAAACAGCAACTACGTATATTACACAAGTATTATCAACACACAAGATAATCCAATATTAACAATACAAACCAGATATGAAGAATACTATGGAAATGTTGCTATATTAGGATCCAGCATTGTAGACGGTGATTGGTATCCTATTGTCAATGACGATGATTTAGCTAATGTTACTGAGACTAAGGGATATACTATTCATGGATATCATCCATTCGTCAAAGTCGAATTCACAAGTAACTCAGGTGCGGTAACCAATATACTTGCTCGTTAACACTTTTAATGCTACAATAAGACATGTTTGATATCTTGACCCTTATTCCGGGAAAGAAGAAGCTTACCTCTAGCGG